ACATCAGGAGAAAATGAATCAAGTGCTATTTTTAAAGATTTATTAAGTAGATATAAAACTGAATTTAGTGGTTTAGGTCTTCAACAGAAACAAGCTGAAAGAAGTTTTATAGATCAAATGGAAGAAAGAAAAAGAGCAATACTTAGAGACTTTCAATCTGCTACTGGATATAGTTATGATCCAACTGATAATTATGGTGGTCTTACAAGGTTAGATAGGGCATTAAGGGGGTAAATATGGATAAAGTATCAAAAGAACATAAATTAAAAGTTATAGAGTCTCAAAAAAAGAGACGAATAGAAAAGGCTAGGAAAACTAGGGACCAGAATATTAAAAATATACCTAAAAAAATTAGTGGATTAACAAAAAGATACATAAAAAAACAAGCTCAAAATGTATTTGAAGCAGACAGTACTGCAGCTGTAAGAAGAGCAGAAGCACAAAAAAGAAAATATTTTAATAACAAAAGTAAGGTTAACACTTATAAGGAAGGTAAATAATGTCAAAGGAAGCTATAGCTGGGTTATTAAGTTTAACTAAATTATTAGGTGACGCACATTCTAGAAACGTTGATTTAAGAATAGCAGAACTAGATAGAAAGCAACAAAGAGAAGATAAGTTGTTAGATTTTAATTTAAATTTATTAGGCGAACAAGTAAATCAGTATAATCAAAATTTAAATAAATTAGAACAAGTAGGTTTGACAGATATTGCATTAGATAAAATACCTGAAAAAGATAGAACTACAGGTTCAAAAGCATTAACTAATTTAAGTTTAAATGAAGTGAATAAACAGTTAGGGGTTCTTTCAGATAATATAGCTGTAACTGATAAAGTTATTGGTGATTACACAAAAGGTAAAACTATTACTGCTTCTCAAATTGATTCTTTAGGTAAATTTGATGGGATTGCATCTGATCTTGAAATTGATAATTATATATTAAATCAACAAAAAAGTAATCCTGATTATGCTATGTCAGAAGCAGAAAGACAAGGTATAAGAGCATATAGTGTTGATCCTGAAACTAGTCTTCGTATTAAATCTTTAGAAATGAAAAACAAGAAAGAAAAGTTAGAATTAGATATGTTACCAGATTTCTTAAAACAAAGCTATAAAGAAGGTAATTTAAAAATTGATAAATTAAATCTAGATGTAGAAGATATGGAATTTGTAAAAAGTCAAAGAGATAGAAACAATGAAATATTAGATATACAATTAGAAAATGAAAGATTAAAATTATCTATAAATAATATTGAACTTGGAAAAGCTATGTCTAAAGAAGACACAGATCAGCTTCAAATCTTAAAAAATAATATACAAGAACAAGTTGTTTCTAATCTGGAAAATTACAATTTGTTAGGTAGTAATATTACATCATCTATTTATTTACAAACAGGCAAAGATGAAGCTGTTCCATTAGCTCAAATGATAGATTTAGATAATGATGAGCTAGAAACTATTTATGAAAAAATGGATGATAGATATAGTTATATTAATCAGGATATTAAAGATATTGTTTTACAATTACAAGTAGGTTTTGCTGATGAAACTATACCGAATTATAAAAATGCTGTTCAGATATATGGACAATTATATAATGATTTTATTTTATACAATCAAATGACAGATAAAATTCAAAAATATACAGGTTTAAATTTTCAGTCTGATATGAATAAATTTAAAGGTGCGTTTGGTACTAATGCTGATAACTTTAAAAATACTACATTAGGTAAAAAAATACAACAAGATGATTCAGATTTTTTTAATGCAATAGTAAACAATTGGGATGTAATGTATAAAGGTAAAGAATTAACTATGCTTGGTATATTTGATGAAAAAAGCTTATTGGAACTATCAAAAATACAAAGCCTTCAAAATTTAGATGTTGATATGCAAGACAGACTAAAGGAGATAAATGATTCTTTAAATACAATATTTGGTATTCAACAAAGATAATAAAAAGGATATAAATGTACACACCGACTAATACACAAATAAGTGAATTAATACAAAGAGCTAGAAATCAAGGTGTTAGCCTTAATTTTTCACAAGCTAAAAAATATTTAATAGATAATTATTCTAGTATAGATGAAGCTGCAACTACAAATTATGCTGCACCTCAACCAGATCAAGGAAGACCTCAATTAGGTGGGCCAGTAGATCAAGGAGGTGTATTTGAAAATGCATTTGATGCAGTAGGCTCTACATTATATAATCTTTTAGATAGCTCACTTTTAGGATTACCAGGCTTAGCATTTAAAAATGTTGCTCCTGAAACTTATGAATCTGTACAAAGAGAATTAAGTGATACAACAGGTGGTAGAATTGGGGCTGCTATTGGTGGATTAGCAGGATTTTTAGTTCCTTATAGTGCTGCTGCTAAAGGAATTGGATTAGGTTTTAGAGGTTTAAGAGGTGCACAAAGATTTGCAAGAGGCGTTAATGTAGAAAAATTAATAAAAGCAGAAAAAAATGCAGGAAATTTGTTAAAAGGCAAGAAACCTATTATCAGTGCTCCTACTACGAGAGATATACAAAAAATAGCAGCTGCACAAGTTACTAATGCTACAGGATTAAAAGGTAAAAAAGCTTTTGATGCAGTTAAAAAAATGTCAGATGAATCTGTAGGATTTACAACTTCAGCTGGTTTCTTTTCAAAAGCATCATCAGGCTTTATAAAACCTGCATATCAAATGTCAGATTCTTTTGTATTTACACAAAGAGCAAGAGGTATTCTTAAAAATACTATTCCAAATAAATTACAACAACAATTAGCTAGTAATGGTATTAATTTAAATAAAGCACAAGTTAGAACATTAGCTGATGATTTAGTTGAAACTTTAGGAACAAGGCCTATTAATACTTGGGAGTCATATTTAGCTACACGTTATGGAAGTGGTTTTGGTAAAGTTACAATGAGTCTTTTAGGGGCAGCGTCACAAGATGCAATGCAATTAGGTATTGTAGGTACAACAATGGATTATGTTGCAAGACAGAAAAATGAAGACAATCCTTTGACAGAAGGTAAAGACCTTTTAGGTACATTATATCATCATGCATATTATGGTGCTATATTTGGACCAATTAAATATATTCCAGGTGGTAGAGATAGAAACTTATTTGCTGATTTAAGCTTAAGGTATGGTACTCATACAAGAAAACAGATAAAAAGATTAAATAAAATGAGTAATGATCAATTAAGAGTTACTGCAATTATGGAAGCAAAAAATAGTAACTTTGTACCTAGCACAATAAATGGTACACCATTAACTGTTAGAGAATTAAATAGAAGATATGCATTTGGTCAGACTACTAAAAAACAAATTGATTCAGAGTTTAAAAATTTAAGAAATCAATTGATAACACATCAAAGAGACATGTTAGATGAATTTAGAAATAGTGGTTGGATTGCAGATAATATTAAAGATTTTGTTGGTTCAATCCCAAGAATGCTTGCAGGTTCAATTGCATTTAATATTGAGCCTTATCAAATGGGTGCATTTGATCAATATAATACTACTGAATCATTGTTTCACATAGGTTTTGGTGCTTTAATGACTAAAAGAGGCAAAGCAATGTTTGAGGGTGAAAAAAATAAAATGTTTGGAATGAATTTAGGTGACAAAGATTACGTGTATAATAGTGATCTAAGAGATGTCATTAATAATTTAGAACAATCTGGAATCAATATGAGTCATGTTGATAATATAGCCTCAATGTATTCATTTGATTTAGATAATGTTGCATTAGATAAAGTTGAAAGCAAAGATTTAGATAATATTATTTCTAAATTAGAAGAAGGTAATATTATATCTTTAAATAAAGAACCTATATCAGAAAGACAAGGAGATCTTTTATTAAGTGGAAATATGAGTCCTGAATTACAAAATTTAATTAATCCTATTATTAAAAATATAATAGCGAGAGGTTATAATTTTAATAATCAAACTTCTCTAAAAGCACAACAACAAGTTTTAAACTCAATTAAAAATCTTCAATCTGAAGTTTTAGGTACAGCTGATAATCCTGTGTATTTAAATAGCCCTATACAAATAAGAAGATCGTATGCTGAAAATTTAGTACCATATTGGACTACTATTAGAAATGATATATTTGAAGTATTTAAAACTATGGCACGTACTTTATCTGGTCAAGAAGATGCTGTTAATCAATATAATCAAATATTAGATTTTAGATATAATGGTAATCAACATAAACTAAACACATCACAAAAAAAGATATTACAAAAGTTTGAATTTTTAAAAGATTACTTTATAAGAAAAGGAAGTTTAACACGTAGTGATATTTCAATTGGTCAACAAGGTGGCTTTAAAATAGATAATGATACTGCTGAATTTATAGGTAGAATTAATGAAGTAGAAAGTGTTATAGATGGTTGGGAAACAAGAGCTGGTGAAGAGTTTGAATATGGTACAGGTGGTAAAGCTGATATAAGTGATCCTCTTATGTATATATCTATAGACAATGCTGACTATCATTCTTCAGTAACAACAGTATCTGAGATGATAAAAGGCAAAAAATTAGAATCTGTTAAAGATACTGATTTAAATGATTTAGTTACGTCAATGAATAAAGTATACTCAGCACATGGAAATAATAGTCAAATGGACCTTATTATTAAAGACCCAACAAGAATAGAGTTTACACCAGAAAGTATTGCAGAAAGTAATTTAACAGCTAAAGATATTCAAGCATATCAATTATTTTTAAAAGATATACACTCAATTGCAACTGTTAATGGTAAAAGTCCAACTTTAGATTTTAATAAAGTAGAAGTAGATATTGGTGATGTAGAGAGATTACATGAACAATTTTATAGAAAAGGTATGCCTGACTATCTTAAATTAAAAAATGATACAAGGTTACATAATTGGGTACAAAAATCTATTAAACATGGTTTAGAAAATTTAGTAGGTGGTTTAGACTTAGATAGAGAAAATGCTTCAGTAGTTCAATCTTTAATACAAAATGGAATTATTGCAACTGGCGATGAATCAGGTAATCCTATATTAGAAATACCAACTGTTGAGTCATTCGAAGTAGGTGGAGCTTTAAATAACAAAGATTTAACAATAGAAGAAAAAAATAAAATAATTGAAGGATATAAAGTTATAGTAGATAATCTTAGTAAGTTGAGATCTGTAGATGATTCTTATAGTATAATAAGACCAGTAGAAACATTTACACCTAATCAGTTAAGTAAACAACAACTACTTACAATAGGTAGAGCTGCAGATACATATGATTTAAGCGTAATTAAAAAAGGTTTAGAAGAAATAAATTTAAATATAAATGAAAATGTATTACAAATAGAAACTTCAATAAAAACATTAGAAGAGGACCAACAAACATTATCTACTGCCAATAGAGAAAATACTAGTGAGTATAATGCAATTATATCTGCTCTTGATGTTCAAAACAGTAAATTAGAAATTATTAATGGAGAACGTAAAAGATACGCTGATCTTGTAAGATTTGGTATCAGTAGCACTAGAGCAGCAGCAATTGTACAAACTTATGGCAGTAGTCAAAAGAAAAATATATTGAAAGATCTTTTCAATGCAAATACTTTAGAAGATATAAATACTATATCTGATAATTTAAAGAAAGTTAATAGTGAAATATCAAGACAAATTTTACAAATGCCTGAAGTTAATGTAAATTGGGACACAAGAAATATTGAACTAGAGAATAAACATAAGCATGAAGAGATAGAAGGAAGACAAGAAATAAAAGAAAGACAATTTACTCTTGATAGATTTATGATTGATTATAATATTCAAAGAGAAGACTTAGTTAAATCATTAAGAATTAAAAATGATAGTGCATTAGATACACCACAAATACTTTTAAAGAAATTGTTTTTACAATCTATTGATGTACCTAGTGATAGTCCATTGTATGATACTAAAGTTAAAAATTTTGTAACTCGTATTAGTCAAATAGTAAAGAAAAACAATCCTAGTGTATTTAATAATATTGAAACATCTTCAAAAGTTAGAGATGAGTTAACAACACTTACTGGACTTTTAGAGCGTTCAGTAGATGTACAAAAAATTACAATTGTAGAAGATGGTGGTACTTATGAAAACTCAGTAATTTCACAGGGGTTTTTAACTGATATGTGGGCAGATATGTTCAATGGAGAAAGACTAACTATAATTAACTCAAATTACATCGAAAATGGAATGAAAAAAAATGTTTGGGGTGATGGCTTAGATGCGCAACAAAAAGTCTTAAATAACCCTATTTTTACAGCTACAAATAGCCAAATAGGAGATATTAATATAAAACTTAATAAATCTTATTCAGAATCTGTACAAGAAAGTAAGTTTGTTTTAGATGATGGAACTGAATATCCTATGGATGCTATCAAACCTTTTCATGGTGAGTCAACAATTGTTAGAATCGATGAAAATGTTTCTTTGTTAATTAAGAGGGATCAATTTAATAAACTGTCAGAAAGTTTTATAGAATGGTATAATGCTAGAACTGATGGAAATACTCCTGAGGGTTTTTATGTAAGAAATATGACAAGAAAATATAAATCTGTTAAAAACTTTTGGGATGAATTAGGGACTATTAAATCTAGATTAGAAGCTAGTAAAGTAGATGTTACTAAAACAGATGTTAATAGTGAAAAAACTATAACTGCAAATGAATTTGATACATATAGTTATATGGGTGCAAAAGAAAATCAACCTAGTGAATCTATGTATAAATCTTTACATGCTGATATACACACAATGTTTAATTCAATGTACGGAGAAATGGTTAATAAAAACTGGTTAGCTGATACTTTTGGTGATGTACCAGGTTCTGCATTAAAAGAATTTAAGTATAGAAGATTACCATATAATTTAGGTTATGTAAGAAATGCAGACTTAAAAAGAAAAATAGTAAAAGAACTTTATGTTGATTCAAATGACACATATGCAAAAAAAGTTGTAGAAAAATATACAGACTTAGAAAATGAAAATGTACTTGTTATTGATGATAGTAATACAACTAAAGCAGGTGAAACGATTAAAGATGTAATTACAGACGCAAGATCTCAAGCTAAAAAACAGTTAGATAAACTTAAAGATGACAAAAAAATAACTACACCCCAATATGAAGAAAATCTAAAACAAATAAAAGACGCAGCTTCTTTAGACGCAGAAGAAGTAAATGGTATGACTATAGTAAGAAAAGATATGCTTGATTATAGATTAATTATAAATGGAGAGAGAAAGAAAATTGATGAATCTTCTGGGCAAAAACCAGTAGGTATATCTTCTTATGTAGATGAAAATGGTAATAGTCATACTTTTTATAACAAAACACATTATTTTTATGATAAAAGATTAGACACCTTTTTTGAAAAAAACCCTGATATACATCAGATAGCTTTTACAAGTGGTGCTAAAAAAAGTAGTGTAATAAATAAAAATGGTGATAATATATTTATTCCATTAGGTTCAAAAGATAGTCAAATACAATTACCTAAAACAAAAGAAACTACATTAACAAACTTTATTAATGGTTTAAAAATTGGAACAGATGATGCACATGTATTTAAGCAAAAATTTAACCAAACATTATCAGGTAATATATATGGTAGTGGAAAAGATGTTAGAATTATGAAACAATTTGATAATTTTTCATCAAGAAAAGTTATAGATGATGTGTATCAATGGGGTAGAATTGATATGATACAAAGGTTTTCTGATTTAGCTGTTGACTTTTATGACCCTAAAAGAACATCACAAGCTAGTGCTTTAGCAAAAGAAATGCTTGCAACAAAAGATAATGCAGATGGTACTTTAAGTGCAGAAACAGAAAACTTATCTACAACAGCATTATTTATTGAAGGAGATGGTGTTCCATTTAGTTCTATTGCAAAATCAATGTATGATAATTATGTACAGAAAAAATATATTACAGACTCTGGTGCGTTAGATGGCTTTACCAGTGCAGGTGGATCTCCTGTATTAAGAGGTAATTTAGACAATAATCTTTCAATACCAATTTATTCAGAAATAAATGGCACAAATGTACAAACTCATCTTGGTGAAGCTAATATATCAAAAGATTTTTTAGATAGAGATATATATAATGCTACTGAATATGGTGCAGTACAAGATAATCAAAATCCAAATCTTGTTAAAAGAGAAAAAGCAAAACAATCTGCTGATATAGTTATGTCTTTATTTGTTGATGATGCTAAAGGTAAAAGAGATATATTAATAAACTTAAAAGATGAATCTGTTTATGATCCATATATTAAAAATGCAGCCTTAAAAAACTACAAAGAAGGTTCTTCTTTAATTGCAAAATTAAGAAAAGGTTTTGTAAATGGAGATATATCTAAATGGAGAGATATATATAATATTACAAAACAAGATGATTTTCAAAATATGAATTTAGCGTTAAGTGCTATGCCAGCTCCAAGAACTGGTCCACACGATCATTTAATCTTAAAATTAAGTAAAGATGGTTTATTAGATTCAAAAGATGGTTCTTTAATAGAATTAAATAATTATGATGTAACCCTTAAAGGTCAAAGAGATTTTGATACAGATAAGCTACCATTTTACTTAGATGCTCCATTCTCAAGTATGGCAGAATCTATGGCAACAAATGCTATAGTAAGAGAAGCTGAAGCTCTAGCGTTAGATCAAGTAACAAAAGGTTCAGTAAACATATATGATTATGCTTCATTCAATAACCATTTAAATAAAATAAATGCATTTAAAAAACTACGTGGTAATGTAATTAAAATGCATAGAAAAATTACTTATCTTAAGTCTATATTTGATGCAACAGATGGTATTAAAATTAATATTCAGGGTAAAGATTTAAGAATTAAATTTGATGATAGTCAGTATAATAATGCAACTCAAGAGTTAGTTACAAACTCTCAAGCTATATTAGATATATATAATAACTTCACAAAAGCTTTTAATGATTCTGATGGTAATTTAAATGTAAGAGCTTGGGAAAATAAAACCTTGTATGATAACTCTAATTCTTTCTTAAAGATGGTAGATAGTAAAAATAATAAACAAAATCTTAATGTTGCTGCTAAAAGTATAGTTAATAAATTAATTAATGATTATTCAAGAATATTAACTTTAGAAGGTAATGTTTATGAATCAGGTGATTCAAGATCAGCTAGATATGTTGATATGGTTCGTATGATGGGTGATTTTAAAAATGATTATAGACCTGAAAGAATAAATTGGGAGATGTATTATTATTTACAGAAAAAAGACCCTGGTTCAGCGTTTGAGATATTCTTTAATAGTGATGACACAAAACTTAAAAACAAAGCAATAAACAATGTTTTAGGAAATGTATCTGAACAAATTAATCAAGGTCCTACGTTATTTATGAAATCAATGTTAGGTTTAACTAGAAAAGATTATATGTCTATACAACAAACAGTTACTCCACAAAAGAATGGTTATAACCAACAGTTAGATATACTTTTAGGTAAAGCTAGAGGAGAGTTATTAAACAGAGTTATAACTGATAGAGTTCCTGATGTTGATCAAGCTGATATTATTGAAAGTTATAGAGATATTGTATTTGATATTAGTGATCCTAATACAAAAACAACATTAGACAATCTTTGGGATGGCTTTAATCAAAACAAAAACTATGAAGAAATGTTTGTTCAAGCTAATACATTAGAAAATGATATAAGAAGAACAGAGCTAATGGTTCGTAGAGAAATGAAAAAAGGTGATTTTGCAGACTCTGATTATGTAGAATATCAATTAGATAACTTACAAATTAAAACAGCAGCTCTAAATGAAATACTAAATAGATTAAATTTAGAAAACTCAAAAGATCCAGCAAACGCCCTAAATCAAAGGTTTAAATCAAGAGATTCCTATGGTAAGGCTGGTATAGTAAAAGCTCCTAAATTTGGTGTATTACGAGTTGTAGACACTAGAACAGGTGCTAAGATAAAAGACTTAGTACAGACTTCTAAAGATTTTCGTCTAGGAAAATATCAAGGTGTTATTGAAAATCCTGTAACATTAAGATCAGCTAAAGAACATGATGTTGTTGATGCTGTTGCAACTGCATTTACAGTAAATGGTGTTATGGCACGTATCCAAGAATCAGATATTCCTATGGTAAGACAAAAGATATTTGATACTAAAAGAGATATTAGAAAAACAACTTCAGATATGTTTAAAGATAACAACAAATTAAGAGATTGGGATGGTTTAGAGTTAAAGTTAATGGAAGTTATTGATAAAAATGTAAAAGATTTTGTTAATAAAATAAAAATAGGATCTGAATCAGAAACAGTTGGAAAGTTTAATTTACCAAAAGAAAAAGAAACATATGTAAAAGACTTTTTGTTATCTTTAATTGGGCCAGACAATACTTCAAATCCTAATGAATTTTATTTTATACCAGGTTCATCACAGCTTGTAAGTGGTGTAAACAAACCTAGTAAACATTTAATTAAAACTGTTTTTAAATATATGGATATTAATGAAGTTCATTCTGATTTTCCTCAGTTTATGAGAGATTTTGCTAAAACTCATAGAGGCTTTTATGATGCTTTAGTTGGTGGTAGAAACTATAATACAGCAATTAAAAACTTATTAAATACTTCTTTTGAAGGTGCATTAGTTAACCACACAATGGATAGAGCTTTAAATAACCCATTCCCAACAGTTGATACTTATCAAAGATTTACAGATGAGTTATCTCAGTTAAGCAATGTTAATGATACATTTTCAGAACTGTTTAGATCAGTATTAGATGATGGTTCTTTAATTGATCCTATGACAGCACATAAAATAAGACAACAGTTTATAGATGATCCTAATTTAACACCTGAAGCTTATAATAGTATTTTTAAATTAGCTCAAGGTGATGTAGTATTTAATGGTTTACAAACACTAAAAGGTAAGTTTAATGATGTAAATGAAGGAATATTAATAGGTACTTTATTAAAAGATGCTGTAGATACAAGAAGACCATTTGTTCATGGTAAAATAGTAGAAAACACTAATCCTAAAACTATTTTAAATGCAATAGAAAAAGTAAATGGCGAAGATAATTTTAACATAACTAAAAATTGTGATTAAGGAGAATAATGGCAAGTTGCGTAAATTCAAAAACTGATTTATTTAAAGAGTCTAGAAAAGCTGGTAATTTATGGTCTAATGATAAAAATATAAAAGCATGGGGCATGGACCAAGATAGTGGTATGTTTGCTACTATGTTTGAAACAGTTACAGATAAACCTTTTGAATCTGGTGCTGGTTTAAATGCAACAGACTATAAAAAAATGCAAATAGCAATACAAGAATTTTCTAAAAGCTTATCTAGTCCAGGTGTTTTAAGTAGTAAAATAATACAAAATGTATTTATAGGTAAATCTTTAGCAAAAAAGAATCCTTTACTTCAAACGTTTTATGAAAGAATGCAACGTGCAGGTGAGTATAGAAATAGCCAAACTCAAGATATGATGAAAAATTATGGAGATATGATTAGTAATTTTAAACTTGCATTACTAGAATTTAACTCTGTAGATACTAATACTATTGATAGTCAATTTAGTTCAGGAGAAATTCAAGCAAGAAACTTTATTAAGCCAGGCGTAATTAAATCTAAAAGAGATGTAAATCAAGCCTTTAATCGTTTAGACGCATTAGAAAGCTCTTACTATAAAAAGGGTGGGCAATCATCACCTGGTAAAGAATACACAGCTATTAAAAAATATTTAGCAGGCGGAAAAGATCAGACAGGAGAAGGTAAAGTCTTCCAAGATTTATTTGATTATATTGATACAGGTAATATAGACAGTATAAAAAATAGATATATTATAAGTGACAATAGAGGAAGAAATATAATTGACCCTAATAAAACTCAGTATATTAAGAAAATTGAAGAAGCTGGAAAATCATGGAAACAAATTGAAATAAAAGCTAGAGGTCATATAATTAAATCTATTGAACTTTTAAATGATAATATTAAAATGAAATATGGAGAAGATAGCAATACTACTAAAAGATTAGTAAAAGAATACAGTAAAATTGCTAAAGATTTAGAAAAGTTTGAAGGAAATTATGCTCCACATTATATATTAGATATAATAGGAGATAATGCTAAAATTGCTGACAATATAGCAAAAATTGGTACAAAAGGTTTTGATACAGAAAAAACTAAAGCTAATGTAATGAGAGAAGCTATTGCTAATGCTGAAAATATAAGCACAAAACTTAGTAATAGATTAAAATACAGAAGAAAAGGGAAACAGGAAGAATATTTTAGTAGAAATCCTGTTATGTATGCACAAAAATACATACAACAAATACTACAATTCAATCACAGTACATTTGTAGACAATGCTTACGCAAAAGGTTTAACTGATCTAACTGCTGTTATGTTAAAAAATCCTAATTCTAGGTATGAAAAAACAGCTAAAACATATTTAAATATTATGAATGATATGTATGGTGCTACTACAAATAAAAATAGAATTAAAGATGATCCAACAGCTTCAAATATAGTAAGGTTACTTACGTCTTTACAGTTTACAGCAAAAATGGGATTTTCTACAAGAGGTGCAATTAGAAACTCAACACAACGTTTATTAGAATTTGTACATATTGGTGGTTTAGCTCAGATAGATGCTATGCAAGAATATAGAAGTAATACAGAATTTAAAAAATTAGCTGAAGAACAATTAGCAAGGCATGGATTACTTTTTACAGAAGCTAACCAAGCTACTGAAGGTGCTTTAGGTCGTACAGATATGATAGGTGATGGTGTGGAATTAAAGCAATACAGTGATGGAACGTATTCGTTAAGTAAAACAGATTTTAATTTATTAGAAAAAAGTGTTAGAGCGAGTACAAAGATAGCAGAAACATCATCTATACTTACAAAAAGCGTTGAAAATTGGAACAGAAAAGGCACTTTTAAACTAGCTTTTCATAAAAGATTTAAACAATTACAGAAAACAGATGCTTATAGAAATGCGTTAGAAGGCACACCAGAGTATAAAGAATTAACTCGTAAAGCTGGTAACTATGCAGCAAAAATGACAACTATTCTACATTTTGATTATAGTCCAACTGGAAAAGCAAAATTAATGAGAGGTGGTGTAGGGGCCATATTAGGTCAGTTTCAACATTATGCTATGTCATTTGGTCAATTACAATATCAAATGGTTAAAGACTACAAAAATGCAGTTAAAGCAGGTGATTATACTGGCCCTGAGTTAGGAAAAATAATAAGAACAATGATGTTATTACAAATTACTGAAGTAGCATCTATATTAGGTGATGTAAATTTTACAAGTTACATACAAAATGATACTATAGAAAGATTAAAAGGTATGTTTGAATTGTTTGACGAAGACCCTGATAATCAAAAAGAAGCTTTTTATGGTAAAGGAGCTATAGGTGCTGTAGGTTTAATGCCTATTACTGATGCAGTTGAAATATTAAATTTAGGTGTAGCTGCAGGTTATTGGAATCATTTAGCAGATCCTGAAACTAATGCTGGTATAATGCTTGGTATGAGAGATTATGATAAAATAGACAATACTGAGTTTGCAAAAGAAATAGCTTCAATGTTTTCAATACAAGGAGAGCGAACTTCTAGAGCTATTTTTGGTGATAGTGGCTTCAGGGGTGGTGGTCTTATGGGTTTTATTAGAACAGAAATAGGTTTATATCCAGGAGTAACATCTATGGGTATTAAAACTAGAGAAACAAGACGTAAATTACTAGGATTAAAAACTAAAACTGAAAAGAAATTAAGTAAACCACTATTTAAAAGAGGTGGTGTTAAATCTAGACTAAGAAGAAGAAAGAAGTCTGGTGGATTAAATAAAGTACAAAAAGATAGAGCTCTAAGATCTTTAGGTAATTTTTAATCTTTTTTGTTTTTAGTTAGTTTCTTTTGTATAATAAGTAAATTTTGAAAAGACTCATTTATTGCTGCAGTTATTTCGGTAAACAAACTAACTATTTGATTTACTACTTCAATGTTTTGTTGATGTGTTTTTTTACTACTGAGCTTTTCATGCATTTTGTTAATCTTTTTAAATTTATTAATGTCTATTAACATTCAAATCTCCTTTGAATTAGGATCTATAAGTTCTAAAAAATGCTCAAATTCTATAGCAACATAAACTTTAGATCTGTTACGTTTAAATACTAGACAGGCGTTTCTATCCTGTGAATTACCTTCTGCTTGTTCTAAAGAACCCCAAAGGTTTAATCTTTCTTGATTTTTACACTCAAAGCTATAAGGTATTACTCTTTTAGCTGCTGGTGACAATACAATGTCTTCTCCACTCATACCCATAACTTGGGATTCAATATCATTCGTCTCAAGAATCTCCGTATACACAGAGCGAAGGCGATCCCTGACTAAGTTTTGTAGCTTCCTGCCTTTGTTTTTTGCGGAACGTGCTTTCATATGTGCCCTCCCTTATTTTTCTTAAAGCATTTTGTTTAACTTCTTCTTCTTCATTAGGATGTAGATCTTTATATGTTTCTATCATAGTATCAATCTGTTTCTTCAATTTCATCAGGTCTTCTATCATAATATTTCTCCATTATTTTTAATGCACAGTCCCTGCATACATAGATTTTATGTTCAACATTTGGAGATGTTATGTTGTATACAGGAACGTGCAAATTACTACATTTATTGCAATTAACCAACAAACTATTTTTTACTTTCTTTAGTTTCTTGTTCTTTGGTTTTCTTTTTTAGCCATTTTGTAAACTCTTTTTGATTGCCAGTAAAGTCTATAAATGCACCTAATGTAAGGTCTATTGCATTAATAGCTTGCATCATTTGCGTCATATTATTTATTAAGTTATTTACAGCGTTTTTGAGTTCCATTGCTGTTGGTTTTTTTCTACTCATTTAATCCCATCCTTGTCGCTATTCTTTGTAAAAGATTATTTAAATCATCTAATCCTTGTGAATGATGATCAATTCTTTCAGCGTTTAATTCAACACGTTCATTTAACATTTCTGTTGTTTTTTTTAATTGTTCAACAACTTTAACCATATCTTTGCTCATATCAACTACTTTATTATTAAATTCTACTTGCGTGTCTTTTTTCTTAGCCATTATAGCCTCCTTATTTTATAGGGCACAACGTAACCTAGTATTGCCATGTTTAATATAATTGCTTATTACTACATCACCCACGACTTACATTATGCCCTAATTATTTATGCTAGTTTCCAAGTAAACTCTTGTTTACCATAAGGTCCTAACTTTGTGTTATCTGTTTTTATAAGTTTACCAGCTTTAGATAAATCACTCAGTGATCTTCTAATACTTGTTATAGGCCATATAGTATCAGGACCTAAACAATTTAAAACTTCTGAAGCTGTTAACTCTAATGAAGAATCAGAATCATTGCTAAACAATCTATATATAATAGTTTCTTGACTAGCAGTTCTTCTTCTACTTCTTCTAAGGGTATCCCCTGTCTCATCATTTGTATTATAGTACATAGTTCTCCTAACTTGATTTTTCTATTCTTACGTTGTTAACAGTAAGCCTTGCTTGTAAGTGTTCTTTTTCCCTGTTTTTATCAGATTTAATATCAAGTATCTCTACTAAACCTGTTTCTTTATTCTTAAATGGGTTAATTGAAATCACTTTGTTAGCATTATAAGCTACTCTAAATGAACCTCTAGATGAAGATATATCCATACCTTCCTTAAAAGCTGCTTTACTTACCTCACTAACAGCAAAGACAATTACATTTTGTCTAACTGCAAGTTCCATAATAGCTTGAGATGCTTCCTCAACTTTCATATTGTTATCCTTTTGTTTGCTTTTAAATAAGCCCAAATGATCAACAATAACTATTTCTGGTTTGATAGGTAAGCTAGTTATTCTTTGTTCTAATTCTTGTGCATATGGAGCAGAATAATCAACAGTTAGCCATTCAAAACGTTTATCCATACCATTTTTCATTTGTTTGTAATGCTCAGATAATTGTTTTTCATCCCATCCCATCTCAATTTGAACAAATCTAGACCATATTTGTCTTGGTGACATCTCCATTTCAACAAAATATGTTTGTTTTTTGAAGTAATTAGCCCAGTTTTGTAATAACATTGTCTTCATACTAGCTGGTGGAGCTTGAATTATAACAGTTTCACCTGGATAAACAGGAAAATCTTGGCCATATGGTTCACCTAAGTTAATAGGTTTTAGATCTTGTGCATAGAAATTAATAAGTTCATTTTCCATACTGCTTGAATCCATCATATTTTCTGCTTTAGCACCTTTATGTAACGTACACCTAGAGTTACAATAAAACTTAATAACAGGATCATCAGCACCATATCTATAGCCTTGACCATCATGTCCAGTATAACAACCTTCTATTATACCTTCCATTTCATCTGCTTTAAATTCGCTTTGTGCAGCATTACTAACTCTTACACGCCAATCTTCCATAATAAGTCTTACAATATTTTCTGGAAAATTCCATCTCAAATACGATGCAAGTCTAAGAGCTACCATGTGACGTTTACCATGTGGTGCACCTTCCATCATCTTTTGTATACAATTAGTGTTTACAGGATCTCTGGTTGTTGCTACTTTTATAGGTAATTGTTCTTTAGGTTTTTCTTTATCTAGTACATCAAATACAGGCGATGCCATTTCTATATCTTCATATTCTATATCTCTAGGTTTAGCTGCTAATTTTAACAGTTCATCTCTAAATACATCATCATCTTTGTTTAGTATATCTATACTATCTTCTATACATACTTTGTATAGTCCAGATTTAGTATTTTTAGTATTATTAACACGTATTATTCTACTTTTATCAGTAACAGAAGGATCAGCATATTCAAATATACCTGCTTTTGTTAACTGTTCTTTGACTTCTATATGTAAATTAACACTTGGTTGCCAATTAAATGCTGATGAATGTATACCAACATGAAAGCCAGTACCACTGAAATACGTTCTATAGTAAAGATTTAAATCATCTAGTACAATCATTAAACCAGTTAACTTATCTCTTGCATTTCGTATACTACTACCATCCACATCCAATATAAATTCATCAGGCATATATATTAAACCATCAAATCCTGACAAAGATTTATTCTTAGCATAAAATTCTACTACATACTCATCATAATTATACAAAGACATAAATGTATCAGAATCTAAACCTTCCCATTCACTTAATTTATTAGCGTCTTGAAAGTGATGTCTATTAGCAACACCTATTGCAAATTCTTTAATCATTTCTTTTTCCTCCTAAAATATTCTCTAATTTCTTGAGCTGTTTTTTTAGCTTCTTTTTCCATTTCACGAAGCTTTTTTTGATATTCATATCTTTCTCTTTTGTGAATCATTCTAGGTGTAAAATATACATAGTCACGTTCATTGGGATTTCTACCTAATCCAAGATCTTTTCTATTCATAAAATGCATATATTCAGTTGTCCTTCCCATATTGTGTCCTTTCATATAGGGAGACTCACATATTCCTTTGCCTAGTAGTCTAGCCTTCAAATGCTATCACTTAGGACTTACAGGACCAGTTGTTGCCTCCCTATAAATTAACGATTACCTACTTATTAGAATGGTATATCGTCACTCTCGGAGGAATCAGATGTAGAAACATCTTCATTTTTTGTTTTAAGTTTAGGTTGTACATATTCAGTATAGTACTTTTCTGCTCTTTTTTTCCAAAACTCTACATCGTCAGCACTAAAGCTTTCAACTACATTTTGAAACTCTGTTGGAGCAGCTTGATTAAGAACTCTTGAATATTTACCATCTTTATGAACATATACGTTTAAGCTTTTACCTATCAATGCTTGAGGACTATCATCAAGTTTAATAACTTTTGTATTATTAGCACCTTCTAGTGCACTTGTGATACCTGCATTTGCATATCTAAATAAATTACCAATAGCAAACTCTTCGCCACTAGCATTTTTCTTTTCATATACACGCATATTTAAAGACTCAGGAAAGTCTTCAAACCATATGTCTAAGTATTTAGAACCATTATAGTCACCATACTCAGCTTTTGATATTAGTTTAGTGTGCCATCCAGTTGAGAAACTAGATCCGCCACCTGTTTTAACAGTCAGTGTTCTTTCTGCCATTTATTCTCCTTTATTTACGAATTGAATTAGCGTCATCATCATATTGTGCAATACCTACCATTGATGATAAACCATATCTTCTACCATATGTAATTGCTGAACCTACACCTTGTGCGTCAACTTTTGCAAGTGGTAATTTTACTTTTGATCTTATCCATTGACCTGATTCATGCATCAATGTTGTTGTTACACATACAGCTCCTTTAATAGGTTCGTTACCTTGAGTAACGCATAAACCATATTTACTCAAATGTGGTAAAGATGATTTAATAACTGCATGTAAATCTGCATAACTTGATTTGAAGAATGGATTTGTACTTTCCTTCTTTGCACCTTCCATTTCTGATTGTGCTCTTGCAAGTGCTTGTGCTAACTTACCTATTTCAGCAGACTTCCAATTCTCTGGAGCCTCATCTGTAAGTACTTCAAGTTCTTGTTGTTTTCTTTTTTCTTTATCAACTAGTATATCTTTAACGATACCAGTTTGTTTTGAAATATCAATATCGTTCATTGATTCTCTCCTATATTGCGAAAGAGGTGAAAGGGAACAGTCACCTCTCTCTATGTGTGCTTAAAGATCCCTTCGAATTGAAGGGTATATAAATTAAGAAATTAAATTCTTTTTATCAAGTATTAATGTTGAAAAGTTGAATGTAACTTCTTTGAAGTATGGTTGTTTCATTACAATATTCTTTGCAGCATTTGCTATAAAACTACCACTCATATTACTACAATAAGATGTAGCTTTACGAGTACATGGTTCTGGATCTGATTCATCATCTGAATACCAATTCTTGTCATATTGAGACATTGTTATATTATTATATATGTATTGTTGATAATGTTCTGCACCCATTCTACCATCTATTACTATCTTAGGTTTATATGGACATTTTACTAGCATTTTAACTATATCTCTTCTAGCTTTCATACTGTCTAAGCCTAGTATTAATATACCTTCTTTGCTACCTTCATAAGTTGTAAACCTATCTATAATACCTTCTACTTTTATCATTACATTAACTCTTTTCATATGATTTATTAAAGCTCCTACCTTTGGTAGCCCTACATCTTGTTCGTTGTATTGGCTTACACCTATATTTGGTATTTCTACTTTATCAAAATCATATAAATAAAAGTTATCTGCACCAAGTCTAACTAATTGCATGGCCACGGAGCTACCAATAGCCCCGCAACCTACAATATGAAACTCTACATTTTTTAAGTCTGCAATGTCTTGACTTCTAGTATTTATCATACCCATGTACCTCCATATGTTTTGTTATAACATGCAGCATCTATTAAAGACTCAGCTATTTCTTGATACTTTGTGTCAATAACATGTATTAGTTCATAAGGCTCACTATCCATACTAATAAACTCTTGTAATTCTTTTTTGTTTAGTTTGTCTATTTCTAAACCATATGGCTTTAATTGTACATTAGTATGTGTAATTGCTGTTTTAAACTTATGCATAGTCCACTCACCTATATTAACTTGTCTAATATACTCAGTTATTTTACCCATAGCATACTCCCATTTAGCTTCAAATGTAGCAGCTTGTGACTCTGTTGGTTGTTTAACTATACAATCATCTTCTAATAGTTGATAATGTGGGCTCATGCCTCTACTATCGTACCAAGTACTTAAACTCAATTGTTTACCATCAGATGGAAGTCTAGTAAATCCAGTTTGATAAGAGCTAAGTGATCTTGTTCTACATTTAGCTTTAACTTCTGTAACTATTTCAAGAGGTATTTCTGCTTCAGGTTTGTCATCTAATATAACAACATTAACATCTTCATGTATTTCTACTGGTTTCCATACAGATATTCTGCATTTATATTCTTCTTTTAAATTAACTACAAGTGCAAATGATACATCTGAATCACCTTCACCATACTCATCAATACTAGATAAATCTGTACCACTCCAGAATGCATCCAT